CGCGATACCATCTTGCGATTTTTGTATTTTAAACTCACTAGAAGTGCCAGCAGATAAACTAATACGCCTGAGATCAATAAAAACAATAGTTCGTGCCGAAACAAAGTTTTGTTGAGCAACCACATAAGGATTGGTAGTAGAAATACCTACAGTAGTAGACGTAGTGGTGGTATCGTCATTGTCTCGCAACGTAGCAGGAGTACCGCCGTTAGGCATAGTCATGGTACCTAGGCCAGAACTTACGATCTTTTCTGGTGCTATGCCAATATGCTGAGTGCCAGGTCTTCTTTTGACCCCGCCTTGTGGTACTAGAACTACATTCTTGGCAGTCTGCAAGCCTTGGTAATACTGATTAATGTCAGTACGACCACGCAACAATGGAGACAACTCTCCACTGACAAAGTTATTCTGTAGAAATCTTGACTTAGCCATTAGATTTCCAGAAACGTTAAATTCATTGCATATACATGCGGCTGAATGCCAGTGGTTCCGTCACCCTTCATCATTACCTTAATAACGTCATTAGTTGCTAAATCAAATATGCCAGTATCAGCGGTTGATCCTCGCTTGTTTGCAGAAGTAAATGACCTAGTAATAGATTGAGAGCTAGCAACATCATTAATAAACAAAGTAGTCTCTATGTCTGCATTTTTGTTGCTTGACATATCGGCAGCGCCATTAAACAAAAATTTACCGCCAACCCCTGTATAGACTAAATTATTGCCAGACATGTGGAATTCTCTGCTGGTAATAATTGTCATGCCAGTAACTTGCGTGTAAGTAACGCCATCGTCGTTCAATGTGTAGGTAGTAGGCGTAGGTAAATAGTGGAATGTATATTCCCTATCCAATAAAGATGTTTTGATTACCGTAACACTATTGATTGAGACAGCCGTAACGCGAACAGTGTAAGCCTCATCACCATTGTTAATAATGATAATATCTTTAACTTTAAACTTTAGGTATTCGCTATTGAAATAACCAACTCCTAACACGGTGCCGCGAGGATCTGCTGTGTTATAACTGTAAAATCTAGGAGATGGCGCAGTGCCTCCAACGTGAGATAGATACTCAAAATCGTATGCCATTAGTACCTCACATTAACAAATGGATTACTCGTGATGGGGGTCGTTGGGTATTGTTGTGAATCCGTGTAGCGCGCCATCCTAGAAGCATTGACGTATTCAGCAGACATTTCCATTCTGGAGGCAGAGCTATCTCTGATGCTGGTGGCAAAGTCTTTAGCCAGCGCATACTCAATCATCTTGGAGAAATAAGAAGGCCAGTTTGCTTCAGGAACATTGTAAATATAGTCGCAATAAAGTGGGCCATTGTTATTGGTATACACCTTGTTGCCATAAATCTGGTAGTTGACGCTAGGGTACAACTTAATTAAGAACAATATATCAGCAGGAAGCTGGTAGATTGATTGCCATTCTTGATCGACTGGCGTATCGGTAGTCAATGCCAACTGAGCCTTGGCCCTAGCAAATCCCCATCGATGCTTAGTCAATTCATTCTGGACTATGCTGTCGTAAAGGGCATTAGCAACTTGTTGTGCTCGTGAGTTACCGATCAATGAGTTAATGGGTGTGTCGCCTATTAAGACTAACGCAGCACTAACTAAATCAATTTTAGTTGCCATATTCCTACCTGTAAGAATGATGGGGGCCGAAGCCCCCAATCACTTAGGCATCGCCTAATGCGGTACCAGATGCACAGTCAATGCTAGTGCCACTGTTAGTTTTCACAAACGTGATTGTAACAGCAGCCGCATCGCTATCACTTACGATGATAACGTCATTAACTTGCAGCTCATTGATTGCTGGAAGGAAGTAATCCGTACCAGTAACCGTGGCGATTGAGTCAGGAGACGCATAAGCGAATACCTTTTGTGAATCACCACTCCCACCAATGCGGGACAGTTTCGTGTAATCGAAAGCCATTGTTAGTTACTCCTTAAGCAGTCTTGTCGTATTGAACTTTAACCAGACCACCCTCGTCGCGAACGACAGAGCCAGCTTTCAGCATACCGTTGCTTAACCAAGAGGTACGCTCAGGAATCCAGTTAATTTCAGTTTTCATGTCGATGCCGACAGCCAAGCCAACAGCAGGACGCTGGTAGAACCAAGAGTCAACAATGTTCGCTGCCTCAGTCAAACCACCTTCAGTACGAGTTTCGATAATGATGAACTGGAACCCTACGAGAGTGTTCACTTCACCAGAAACAAGTGCCTTGATAGCTTGATAGTCAGAAGACGTTGCCTTCTCATCGTTCAACAACCCACCCAAACCTTCTGCTTCAATAGCAGCAAATAGTTCAGTGTTAGGTACACCCTGGTCACGTAACTCAACTTGAGCTTGGATTACCTTCGCCATAGTCAGGTTAGCCGCTCCAGCAGGAACCGTAGTGGTCAGCGGAGTAGAAGCGTCCATAGCGTCGATAACCAACTGATCGCAACGACGACCCAAAGCACCAGCAATAGTCATTGCCAATTCTTGCTTCTCATCGAAGTTTACGTCAGCCTGGTCAAAGATGTCAGTGTACTCAGGAGCGTTCCAGTTGGCTAAAGTAGCCGTCTTGAACTCGTGAGCAACATCCATCGGAGTTACCAGATCAGAAGTTGATTTTTGGTTTGCAAGGCCTTTGCCCATGCGACGGAATTTGTAGGTATCACCTACAACGTTGTTTCGGACAGTGACAGAATTCTTCAGCAAGCCCATACCTTGGTAGGCATGTTTTACCATGCTGTCAAACTCTGTTACTGCTACAGCAGATAAAGTTTTTGACATTAGTCTATTCCTCAAATTGTCAAATAATTCAACGCGAATGTTTCATGTGAAACACTTGCATGTTATGAGGTTTTCGACTGAGTGCCCGACAGATCGGTCAGTCTTCAACCCAAATCTGTCAGGCCCATAGAGGGGTATCCGACTCCCTATATAATATCAGTTAGTTATATAAAAGCAAACTATCCAAATGTCTGCACATAAGGCTTGTCGCCTCCATACTCCTTCATCATTCGCTGGATCTTGGCTTCATGGTTGCGATCTACTGATCTCATCAAGTTACCGTTCTCGTCTTTACGGAACATTTCACGCTCGATATCCTCCCAAGTAATGCCTCCAGGTTGGATATGTCCGTCAATAGGTAACTTAGCAGGGGCAGTAGCGTTGATTAATGCCTCTACTAGCTCTACTGATTCAGCACTATTGACCGCATAGCGTAGACGTTCGTAGGTATCACTATCGAGATTGTTCTTCATGAACTGCTCGACAGTCTTGATTCGTTCTATACCGTTGTCACCAAGTTTAGCTATCTCGACTTCAGCGGAAACTTCTTCTACTGCCTCGGATTGTGCAGACAGAATCTCCCATGCCTTGTTGAAATAGTCTTGCGACATATTAGATTCGTTGGCAAAACTAACTAACTCTTGCAGTAACTCGTCGTCGGACTCTACACCTTCAGGCATTGAGTATCCGTCTTTAGGCGCACCCTTAAATGCACCAAACTTTTTCTCCAGCTCTGTGTACGCAGCAGCTTGATCCGCAACTGACTTGTATTTGTCAGCCTTGTACCATTCTGGACGTTCGCCAGTACCTTTGATTCCTTCCGTTAAGAAGTATTCGTTCTCCCCTAACTGCGGTTCAGCAGCATCTACCAGACTAACTGGTTGCGCTTCTTCCAGGGTATCGTTTTCTACGGCCTGTTCGCTCATATTTATCTCCAAGGATATTGAATGACAGCCCTTCTAGGACTGACCGCCTGATGTTTCAAACGGATTTCTACAAGTCTCCTGCCTCCATTGATTAGAGACAGGTCATTGATATCTACCCAATCCACATGCTTGCCTGCTCGGTAGCATCTGAACGCTCGGAACTTATGGATGTACTCAAACTTCTCGAATCCATACTGTTCTGCTAGGTCATATAGCCATTCAAATTTAAACCCTAGATCAATTAGGTAAGGCTTTTCATCACAGGCAATTTCTGGCCCTGTGGGGTCTTCTCTCTTGACACGTCTTTTCTTAACTGCTTCTGTCATAGCTTCTCCGCTTGCTGGATTTGATGAACAATGTACCGCATGACGCCAGCCTCACCGTTATGGTAGGCAGCTTCATAGTTTATGTTCTGTGCCGCAAGAGAGGTGTCGTTCTCTAAGAGGAATCGTTTGGTCATATCCTCTAATACTTTTTGCCCATCGTCAGTGCCGAAGCATCGGTTGTAAGCCTTAGCTAATTCAACCTGTCTTTCTCTGATTGCACTTTGAGCTTCCCTCGCCTTGTCCTCGTTTACCTCTAAATCATCCCAACTCATTGCACCGCCTGTAGTTGTGGTGGTTGTT